AACAACTGTATTGAGCGTTCTATCTTGCCAGCCAACAACAGAAGAGCCACCACTATCTACACTTGGCTTCACATCAGCCAGGAATGCTACCTTCTGTGGTACGACAGTACCGCCGCCACCTCCACCGCCGGTATTAGTAATAGTTACATCGCCAGTGGCTTGATCAACGGCAATACCATCACCAGCGATGATGCTGGATACTCCTGCACCAGTGCCACCACCGGTTGAATTAATGGTGACCGTTCCAAGGCCATCAACTGGGTCGATTGTGACGTTATCGCCAGCGACAATTTGCGTGACACCACCGCCGCCGGTTATTTCGCTCCATGCTTCGTTCTGGCGTCCGTATTGCTTGCCATAATCTGGTGCTTCGCCAATTCCAGGGTCAGCAGCATTAACAGTGACAGCACCAAGGCCATCAGCTGGGTCGATCGTGACGTTATTGCCTGCCACAATCTCAGTGACGCCGGAATCAATACCCTCAACATTGATCGTGACGTTGCCCGTTCCAGCAACAGGATCAATCGCAATGTTTGTGCCAGCGGTGATCTGAGTGACGCCTAGGTCTGGTTTGTTCAGAATTTCTGCAACGCCAGTTGTTGCATCCCAGTCAGAGTTCACCTGAGCAGCTGGAATTACAGGTTTATTCAGGATCTCGGCGTCGCCAGTATCAGCAGCCCAATCAGCATTGACGTTGGCTTGCGCTCCAGATTCAACAGTGTCGAGTTTGGTTTTGTCGTCGGGTGACATCAGCCCGCACTTGTCGGCGGCTTCATCTACAAGCGGCAGAATTACGTCGTTGCCGGTGCTGCTATCAATCTCAAGTTCGTTGGCATCATGCGCACCAATGCTCAAATCGGTGGGCAGTGTTCCACCGCCGCCACTTCCGGTTGGGACATAGGTCCACTCTGTGCCGTTCCAGATGACAAGATCACCGGGGTTTGCAGTGGTGGGGTCAGTCTCACCTGTTGCTGCTAACCATTCGGCGCTGAAATTTCCGCTGCCGACGTTGGCGTAGCTATCACCAGTGTCAGGCGTTCCAGGGACAGAAGCACCGGTTAAATCAACCGTGCCTTTGTAGGTCATTGCGGTGGATTCCGCTTTGACTTTTCCGTCTGCGTCGAAGCTCAGTCCGCTGCCTAAGGCAACAGATGTTCTGCCAGCAACAAATTCAAGTCCACGGTTTCTGTCGATGTCACTATCAACCGTGACGATTCCGCCGAGTTCGCTGGTATCAATGCCGTCGCCGCCGATAACCGTGTCAATAGTGCCACCTCCGCCACCACCTCCGCCTGACCCTGCGACTGCTCTCCAGTTAGTACCGTCAAAGATGTAGAGCTTTTCGTTGACAGTGTTTAGCCATAGCGTTCCACGGACTGGATCTCCTGGTGCGTCATCGGAAATCTTGACGCCACCGATTTGCTGGATGTTGCCTTCAGAGTCTTCGCAGCACAGGAACGGACCCGCTGCATTTGTGTTCAGTGATATTTCGCCCTGCTCTAGCTGGCTGCTGGTGGGGCGCTTATCTTCAACGCTGCTGTTCTTGAGGATTAAACGTACAGCCATGACTATTTAGTCGAAAGGACACGGACATTCGCCGTGCCTTCAATCTAGCGAGCCCGAATGATGTGCATTAGCGAGACGTTCCGTGGGCGGGTCTCAGCTGCTCCAGTGCTCTGGATAGTTACTCCAGTTGAGTTGCTTTGGATCCCAATTCCTGTGCCGATTGAGTTTGTATTTTTGGATTGCTGCTGAACTTCGACGCTTGTGTTTCCGCCACGACCTTCATCCTCAGAACCTGTGACTTGACCGGAGGAGAAACTATGCGCGTGACCGGGATCGCTTAATCCGTGATAGTGACCGGGATCACTTACAACGTGAGAATGTGATTCAAGTGAATCGCCTTGTGCTGTGTTGACAGCGCGTCCAATGTCAGCTCCCCTTCCGTTGTCCCAACCTCGGACAAATTCACCGCGAAGATCAGGAACAGTCGCACCAAGCAGTGCCGCAAGTTCTGGGTAGGCAGCAGTTGATTGACCATTGCATTCGATCCAATCTGTTGGCGCAGCAGCTAATGGCCACATCACGATTGAGCCGATCGGTGCCCGTGGTGCCAGAACTGGTAACGCTCCAGCGAGAGTGGCGGGGGTGATTGCACGTAGTGGATCGGAGCCACCGTCTGCTTCGGCTTGGGTAGCAATCTCAATCAGACCGACGACTTCTTCTGTTGCAGATGGGACAACAGGTAAGGTCGTGCCAAAGGGATTGTCGCCCCAAGCTGCGGGGGACGTAATGATCTGACCGTTAAGCACGGTTGACGTGTTGACCGTCAGCTCATTGATGCTCAGTGCTTCGAAGAAGGTTGGGAATTGAACGTCGTCAACGCTTTGTTCTGCGCCAATCGTGTCGATTCCTACTTCTGTTCCTGTTGTTAAATCTTGGATTCCAGCTGGTGTGACAAGGAAGCCCTCTTCGTTAAAGCCTGAGCCGTAAACACGCCCCACGCTAGAGGTCATGTAATAGGTGAACTTGTTAGCAGCGGAAAGGTTCTGCTGATAACGCGGTAGACCCTTGGAGTAGTTCGACCGTCCGGCGTATTCGTAGGCGTGGCCGAAGAGACGGATTGAACTTGGTGCGCGGAAATCAATTGACCATGCTGCCCAGCTGTTAGCAACGCCGGACGGGTTAGTGATTCCATCTAGTGGGCTGGTGTTATCGCGGTCGCGGAGTGCTTCTGTTGTTGGAAGCAGGATTGTGTGGGTGTTGGCTTCGCTGAAACCGATGCTGCGCAGGAAGCTATAAATGCCTCGGTAATCAGTGGCGCTGCGATATTGCGCTTGAATCTCGGGGTCGGTTGCCCATACCGTGGCTAGGTCATATCCACAAGTTGTGTTGTCAGCGTCGCCGCTGGTGTCGTTATTGAACAGGATTGCTGGCTGGCTGTTCTTGAAATAGTCCTCGGCGTTGAAGTCGCTTGCCATGTGGACAAACGATTCGACCCACTTGTCACTCAGGAAGTTGGGGTCGCTATTGGTCTTGATGCAATTCCAATGCTTGTTCGCATAGCGGACAGTGTCACCGTTGCGGTAGTAAGCATTAGCGACCCAGTTGCTGTCTGCGTTCAGTCGGCGTAGCTCAATCAGACCGTTGCTTCCACCTGGACCGTTCTTAATCGCACCACCAACGGCACAGCAGATTGATTCGCTGTACGGAATCTCAGCTGTAATTGCTGCTGCGGATGGGTTGGTTTGCAGGATGTAGTCACGCTGGGGCGTGCGGTTCGTTCCACCGAGATTTAGACCGAGGACTGCGTAGCGGCGCTCATTCGTATTGCGGACATCAGTGAAACGACGGATGTAGATGTTCTGACCGGCAAGGTCAGGCAGGTTTACGCCTGGCGTTAGCTCTTCGCCTGGTACTTCGCCGTCCTGGTTCTCGAATGCTCCAGTGACATTGATGACGTTGGGGAATGCCCGGTCCCAGGCAGGGGCAGCAAGTTGTGCGCGGAAGTCTTGCCCGAGACTGTTTTGCACCCAGATGTATGAGCCTGGGCGAAGGGTGTAACCAAGTGCTTCTAATACTCTTGGGGTGTCAGGTTCGTAGATGCCTTCGGTAAGGTCTTCCTCTAGAACAATTGCGGTTGCTGTATTAGTCGTGCTCGCATCAATTTGACCGAGGAAAGTATTGCGGACGTTGTTTGATTTCTCGGTTAGGTCAGTAGCAACGCGCAGACGGTTGACGCTCCAGCCGGTGTCATTGATTGATGCGACTGATTTGTAGCCTTCACCTAAAGCAGCAACTCCACCAAAATTGCTGTTGCTGTTTGTGGTCGTGACTGATGCGCCGGATTCAACCCAATGGTGAACGCCTTGACCGATGGCAAAGACACTGACCTCTTGGATGATTGCGTCATTAATTGCACGGATATGGAAGTTACGCCTGCGTGGCTTCATCCGCAAGTCGTTTGGATTTGCGTTGATGTAATCGTCGTAGTTATTGACTGCGCCCCAGACTCCGCCTGAGTAAATCTCAAAGCAGGACATATCCTTTTGCAATGAAATTGCTGTGAACTGAGCAATCACGCAAGACGAGAATCCTTCGTTACGCGCTCCATCGAAGAAGCCGCCGCAGATTCCATAGACACTTCTCAGGGAGACGTTGTAGATGTAAGGCGAAGCACCGCCGACTGTGTCGACTGCTTCGGTAGGTGCTGGAGGCAATGGACCAACGATTCTGTACTCGTTGGAGCGGGGGACGGCAAAGGCGTCATCGAGGTTTGCTACGGCGCTAAAGCTGGAGCGGATCTTGCTGTAGAACTCGTCTAGTTCTGCTTTGCTTGTGTACTGGAAAACATCGAGCAGATGGGCGCTAGTTGTTGCACCTAACTTGTCGAGGACAGTCCAGCCGTAGTAGTAGCCACCGCCTGTGGTCTTGAAGATGGCGCGGCGGTTGCTGTAATCCTCTGCTTCATTTTCGGGAACTGGTACGAAGTTGGGACGCAGAATTGTCTTCCGCAAATCCATGCTGATTAGGCTGCAGCCCCTAGGCAGGATTAAACCACCAACTGTTTTGGGGTTAAACGCAATCAGTTCAGCGTCTGTTGGGTCTTGACCATCAGTCCAGACGGGTGTTGCTGTTGCGCCCGCATCATTGAGGACTGTTGACGCACCAGCAGAAAGGACAATGCTGACGAGATCTCCGCAGGGGGCTGGGCTGATCGTCAGATAATCGCGGCTGGTGATGATGCCAGCTTCGATGATGGCGCGGGAGATTGTGCGGAATGGACGCGCAACGGTGTAGCCACACTCCAGGCGCTGCAATGAGATGCGGCGCATCTTTGACTCGTATGAGCCATCATCACTGCCTACATAATCACCAGCAACAAAAACGTCTGATCCAATATTTGCGTCTACATAGAGGACATAAGGAGCGTTGAGAGGATCGCCTGGTACTTCTGGATGACCAGCGATTTGCCGAACTGTGTCGGTTAAAGCGTTGATCTGGGATTGGAACCCGCCTTGGGTTGTATCGATATGACCTAGTGAACCTACTTGCCCGGCTCGTTTTAGTTCAGTCACGCCTGGCTATCTAAAAAGTTAGTCCCAGTCTAAGGCGCCACTAAAAGCTTAATTTCTCCGGTGGAGACAAACGATGCCGTACCAGCCACGATCTCGGTGGGGCGCAGATTTACGGCAGTGTCGGTGATAAGGATGTCGCAGGCGTAGTAGAGACTGCCTTTGATTTGCTCGCAGTCTGCTTCGCAGGGTTCTGTACCCGACATGATCCAGAACTCGGCGGAAGCTTTGCAGCCCTTTTCCGTCATCAGCAATAGCTGCATCAACACCAGGCCGTTGTCTATATCGTCACGCTCGAAGCACTTGCGGTCAATCAAGAACTCAGTGCTACCCCCGGCGGTGACTAAAGATTTTACTGCCGTACCAAATTTTTCAGCGACAGCTGTTGTGTCGACACTTGGGGCGCTCAGCTCTAAGTTCCATTCGCGAACGTCGCAGAGTATTTGCCAGAACGGTGCCGCAGAACCTTGTTGTCCTCGGGGTAGTAGGTCCGCGTTGTTGTATTCATCTGTTCCCGCTTCGGGGATCTCATACAGAGGAGCATCAGCACAAATACTTACTAAAGTGATTGAGTCTTCCCCGTCGCTGAACTGATACTCGCCGTAGGCAGATACGCATTCCCATACTGCATTGAAATAGGTGGCACTTCCGAACGGTGAAATCGTGATCTGACCTGCAGATGCAACTAGGGCTAACTCAACGCGACTGTCTACACAACCCCTTAAAGCCTTGCAACGGTTGGTGTAAAAACTGACTCGCCCCAGCTCATCGATGTGGATCCAGTAGTCCGAGTTCTGGCAACCATCGATTACTTCGCCGCCGGAGGTGTCACCCTCGCGGGAATAGAACTGGGACGCTCCACCGAATTGGCCGTCTGGGTATTCTTCTGTATTGGTCTTATAAAACTGGTCGGATTTGGCCGTGATTTGGGTGCGGTTAGGTCCAAGAAACCAGTTAGAACCAAAATATGAGGCGTAGCCACTTGGGTTCGCCGGAAACGTATCGCCAGCTAGTGGAAGGCAGAACGTACTGACGTGATCGCCGTTCCAGTAGCCAGGGCAGATGCTCCCAATACTGTTGATTTCTGGGATAACTGCTGCGGAGCTAATGACGCACGCTTCTGGTGCGCTGCGCTTAAGCCGGAGCTTGCCGCCTACACCTAAAACTGCCATCAGAAGCCACCGCTAGGTTTGCCGGATACTTGAAACGAGATGCTGCAGGCAGTTGCCGCACCAACGGAAACGCTGGGGCTGATGCTGGTGATAAAGCCACTACAAGTAAATGCTCGGCTGGCTCCCCTTGAAAGAGTGAACTCCATTGTTGATTCACCTTCGCCGTTGGTGAGCACCGAGTTCAACATTTGGTTTGCTGTTTCATCGCTTGGGTCATACAAAACAGTTGCGCTGCCGGTTGTGCCGCGTAAACCCTCGACATAGCTGCGGTCATACGCTCCAAGGCAGGTATCTTCTAGGGCGTCTTTTGTGACTGATATGCTCCAGTCACGGCAGCGTCCGATGATCCGGTTGTTGTACTTCAGTTGCCCATCGGCTCCGGTTTGAACAGTCATCAGGCATCCAAAGTAGCGATTAGTTGAACCTGAACTCGTGAGCGGTTAGGCATGACGGATTCAACGGAGGGCATCTGCGCCCATCTCCATTGTAGGTAGCTCGGGATTTGTGTTTGCAAGGTCGGGCTGACGCCAGAGAATACAGATGCAGGCAGGTTTAGTGTGTAAAAACCACCCTTGGATTTGTGCCAGGAATCAAGCAGGTTGGTCATCTCTTCGTCGTTGAGAAGGAAAGATAGATCCAGCCCAGCGTCAAATGCTTTGCTGCCGTAAAGGCGTGTTTGGCTTGCTCCATTGATTGCTGCATACTTTTTGGTTGCGTATTCGCCAGGCGTATAAGTGCGGCGGGTGGGGCATAGCTCAGGAAAGTTGATGCTCATGATTGGTCCCCCTCGATAACCCATTTTGACGCATCATCCCAGTTGCGGACTAGCTCTGAGATGTAGTCCTCACCTGTTGGGAAGTAGCTGGCTTCAACGTCGATGTTGCCATCGTCATCAAAGCTCAGCGATTGGGTGCGGTACGTTTGCGCGTCATTGGAAACTGTCTTGACAGAAAACACCGCCGGGCCTGGAGATGTCTTGCCGTTGGCAATGACCATGGTTTGTTCTGTGATCGTTTGCGTGGTGCCGTCCCAGTACAAGACGGGATAGGTGCCATCGGGTAAAGCAGGCCAGGAAGTGATAATTCCAGCTGCATCGACTGCGCCATTGCTGGGTTGGTCATATGAAAATGTCTCTAAACCAAGCTTGAAGACCGCTCCAATGTCCAATGTGATTTGGGTTGGTGTGGTTTTAAAGGTGACGCCGTGGGTGACAATGCGGCGGGTGCGGCATTCCCATTTACCTCTGTCAATTGCTTGCTCCAGGCTGGTGCAGAAGTTGCTTAAGTCGATCTGCTCCAGTGGAGCGTCTTCTGCTGTGGTGGCTTCGCGCACAGTTACCTCGCGCACCACGGGGAAAAGTCCTTTGTTGTCTACAGCTGTGGATTGACGCTCCTCTCTCCACCTAACGCTGACGCGGGGCGGGATGCGTGCTTGCTCGTCAAAGTAGTTCAGGGCGAAGCTCTCTTCGATGATGTTGCCTGCCGTATAGAGACCCTTGACTGTTTCGGGTCCGTCG